CGTAACGCCATGTATGCGTCAGCTGCTAGTGGGTGCAGTTTGCCGTATGGCTTGACATCGACGAGTAGGCCTGCTGGTAGTTCACCCGGGGTTACATGGGCAAGCGTTGACGGCATTACCAATTTGTGATAGTGGCGCTCGAGTTTGTCTGGGACGGCAGTGAGCGTCGGTGCTTTAGGCTTCGGGGTTTTTGCCGATGCCATAAGCCTTGTTTTTCGGGTTGACATAGCCGATGAATAGTGGTGCTACAGCTGCGATGGCTGCTCCAAGTAGGTCGTTGGGGTCGGTGTTGCCTGACATGTAGAGCGCGACTGCTGCTGCAATGGCACTGTTAATGTAGGTCGAGATCATTGCTTTGTCACTGGCTTTCATTTGTTGCCCCTGTCTGTTTGGCTTTTTTCATTCCGTTAGATGCTAATAGGCCGCCGAGTGATCCTGTGAGGAACACGACAACGGTCGAGAGTAGGTCGATAAAGGCTGCGTCGTTAGGTGCTTGCTCAAGTGGCTGATTGACAAACAGTAGGCCGTACACAAAGCCGAGCACAATGGCGGCAAAGCTAATTGACAGTGTGATGCCGACAATCAGAATTAGTCGAGCGTGTTTATCCTCTGGCGACATCGCAAGCCGTCCGCGTAAAGCACCTGTTCGGCTCAATGTTGACTCTTGTGCTGCTGCATCCATTTAGCACCGCCGCTATTACTGCAACCATAAAAGCAAGTGCAGCATATTTAGCCCAAGAGCGCTGCGGCTTCATCTGCTGTTAGTCCTAGTTTGTCTAAGACTGCTTGCCTTGCGGCTGCTTTTGAGGCTTGCGCGGCTACTTGTGCAGCGGCTTCAATTTTGTCTAATTCGTGTTGGGCTAGTTCGGCATTGGTCATTTCGCGTTCAATAATTTCGCCAGTTGTTGCGTCAACTTCATAAACTTTATTCATTGTCAAACCTTTGCGTATCCATAAACAAAAACTGTTCCGCTAAAACTTGTTCCATCTGTCAAAATGCTAAAACCATCGTAGGATGTAGAATTGGTATTGGAACCGCTGGAAAGCATTAAACCATCGCTTTGTTGTCCAAATGTTTGATAACTAGTAGTAACTGCAAGTTGAGGGTTGAAAACTTGAATATTCCAACCTGATTGGTACGCGCTACCTGTTCCTAAATAAAAACTAGTAGTAGATGCTAATTGACTAGCGCCGATGTTTGAACTAATTCCAAATATTCTTTGCGACCTATAGTTGGTAGTTGCATCGGTTGCAGAAGCGCGCAAACGCCAAGTTATACCGCCACCGCCAACATCGGCAGTAGGTACAAAGTTAATAAGATAATTGGTATATGTAGAAGTAAAACAAGAATTTACCGAAACTGTTGCCGCCGCTGTGACAGTTGCAGATGTAATAAGCACAAGGCCCGGCGTAACGCCGACAGATTGCCAAGCCGCGCCATCGTAGTATTGGGTCGTGTTCGTTGCCTCAATATAAGCAAACTGCCCTTCGGCTAAAGTCTTTTCGCCCGTGCCACCAAAAGCAGCGTCGCGCGTAACCGTGGTAGCAAAAACTGGGATGCCAGAGTTTGTGATGTTCATGTCTGCCGCTGTCAGGACTTCGCCTGCCGTATAAACGGGGACTGTGGTTACTGCGTTTGCTCCCATAATGCTCCTTATCCTAAGACATTTTCTGTGTCGATTGTGCCATATACCAGATCATCCAAAATCAGCTCATAGACCAGCGTGGTTGGGCTGGTGAACAGGGTTATGCGATGGCCTGTAGAAAGGTCGATCTCATGCTGGATGCCCTCGATCGCTAATTCTTGCGCTAGCGATGTGATCGTGACCCCACTAGTAAATGACTTCTCAATGGTGATCGTGTTGCCGATCTCGAGGACTGCCACCGTGTCGCGTTGGGCATCGGTAAGGGATGCGAACAATGTGGACACATTTGTGTAACGCGCCTCTGGCTGGCCTACGAGCAGATAGTTGGCAAGGTCGAGGGCTGCTGTGTCGTTGTGGACTAGAGCATCACCAATGGCTGTGGTCTGAATGAAGTAGGTGGCTTGCGAGGTTAAGTCCTCGGCGATCTCTGGGCTTGCCGCGCCAGCGTGTTGCACCGATGCTCTGTTAATAACCTGATTGGCCTCAAACGAGATGCCCACATTGTCGTATGGGATTGCTGTGCCGTCATCGTGGAAGTCTGCTGATGATGCTGAGAGCGTGTTACCGATGCGGTCTTGAAATGTGAACACGCCGTCACGCGAGATAAAGATGCGCCCCTGCACCGACTCGTTTATTTTGGCTGTGTAAGCAGCGACCGATGTGCCGTTCGGGACGGTGTACGCAGCTGCGCCGCCAAGGGTGATCGTCGATGTCTCAATGTTCTGCTCACCTGGCAACTGGAACGCATTGACCTCAGGCAGAGCAAGTAGGGCGACTAGTCGAGCGCTGGCAAGTTGCTCGGTCACATTGAACTCGTTTAGGTAGGTCTGGCTAAGCAGATAAAAGTCATCAGCGCAAGTAACAGAAACTGTGTCAAGGCCGCCAAGAGAAAAGTTGTACGAGTAGTCAACGATGTAGCCGTTGAACAGTTCTTCTCCCTCACGACTGAGCACGACCTTACGCATAGGTGCTAGACCCGGCACAGCCTGAGCAGTGTCATAATACGGTGACTGTGTATCAAACGGGTTAAAAATGCCGCCCGTGAATGTGTCGTTGAGATCGAAGCTCATTGTTCCAGCAGTGAACTGATCGCCAATGTCTCTGCGTCCACGAAACACGCTGATGCCTGTAGAGCCGTCGATCACGGACGCGAACTCTGTCGTGCCGTCCAGCACATAATCAGGCGAGTCCAGAACGCCCTTAATCGAGTCGTCAAGCGTGAACGCGTCTACAAGGAAGCCTGTAGCGATCTTGAGATCGTAAGACCCTGACTGGACGATCATCGCAGCCATCAGGCGACCTGTATTTGTGCTGGGCCGTCCACTCGGTTCATAGCTTTAATGCTGTTCACTACAGCACGACCGATGTCTGCTGATGTAGCTAGACCGCCGTTGACATTGACTGTAATTGGTGTGCCGCGCTCAACCATGAACTGATCGAACAGGCTGGAGAAGTCTGCTGCGTTGCCCGTGATGCCGTAGTTGCCGCCAAGGTTGCCTGCATAGTTTTTGCTTAGGTCTAGGACGCTCGAGGACTTACCGCCGCCACCGCCACCAGTTGCTGGGGCTGGCGTGACTAGCGCCGACTCGATCATTGCCAACGGGCTGCTGCCGATTGACCCTGTGCCGCCTTCACGAGCAAAGCCTGAGCCTCGAGCAGCTGGGACATCTAGTTGTGGCAGTGCTGTGTAGTCAAGCATTGGGACTAGCGGTATGAGGTCAATGCTGACACCCGGTATCACATTAAGCGCGTTAATCAGTTGATTAAGTCCGATGATCGCAGCGTTAATGATCTGGTTAACGCCATTGGCAACTACTTTCACTGAGTTGTACACGCCGACAGCGAACTGCTTAAACGGCAGCATGAACTCTGCTACTGCTCGTGGGCCTTCGCGATACACCTCGTAAAGCAAGCCAAGGGTAAGGATGACTACGCCTAAGCCTTTAGTCAAGATGCCAGCCGATGCCGAGACCGTGGTAAATGATCCTGCCAGCACAGCGTTGCCAGCCGTAACGACTAACTGGAATGCGTTGTATGCCTTCATGGCGACATTGGCTGCCACGATGGCTGTTGTCATTGCTGCGATAGCGCCGACAACAATGAGCAGTGCCTTGGTGTTGTCTTGTAAGAATGTCGTAAAGTCCAGCACATAAGGCAGCAGTTTTTCCATAACGGGAATAAATGCCGCGCCGATGCTCTCCTTCAATTCGTCCATCTGGATGCCAAAGTTCTTTAGACCGCCTTCAGCACTATTGGCAAAGGTCTCAGCAGCACCGCCAACCGAGCCGTTAAGTGCCTGCATAATTTCATCGGCAGTCGATGTTGATGTAATCACACCTTTAAGCGATGGGTCTAATTTAATAAGCGCAGCTACTTGACCGTTGAGAGCTTTAGAGACCGCGACGCTGGCAGACTCCATGTCAATGTTTTTGGCTGTAGCCAGATCGGCAGTGACCGCCATTGCTTTCTGAGACAACTCAAGCGAGCCTGTAGCGCGCACAAGGTTCGCCAACGCTGGGCGCAGCTGATCGTCGGCCATAGCGGTCTGCTTACTAAACGCGCTAATGGATTGCTCTACGGCCTTAATCTGGGCATCTGTGGCTTGTGTCGTGGTGCGTAACTGGCGAGCCAACTCAAGCTGTGCAGCTTCATCTTCCATTGCCGCTTTTGTGGCTAGACCGATGCCAGCGGTCAGTGCACCGAGCGCAGCAGTAGCAGGCAGGAACGCTTTTTTGAGTGCGAAGCCTGTCTTTGCGCCTACGCCGTCAAGCTGCTGAAACTGTTTGATGGCTTTGTCAACGCCGCCGCCTTGAAACTCGCTAATGATGGGGATAGACAGTGCCATTAGTTCAAATCCTTTTGTATTTCGTTAATGGTTTTGAGCACCATCTTTTCCATTTCGGCCTCAATACCGCGCCGCGCTTTATAGACCGCTGGGCCGATCAGTCGAGTCCTACCCGGCATCGCCATAGCAAAGCCGCGCTCAGAGCTGACCGAGTCAAGTGATGTGCCTAAACGGTTTGTATCTTTACGGCCTGCACCCTCAAACACTGCTGTCGCTGGGTTCTTTTGCTCAATTAGGATTACGCCGACAGCGTTGCGTCGAGTGTCAAAGCGCATCTTTACGCCTGACTGTGCAGCAGAGATCGTGAACGGGAATATCTTGCGCCCTCGATCAGACCATTTGCGCGCCATGCCTGACAATGGAAACTGGCTGTATGCAGCCTTCGCAGCGTTAATGGCTGGCTGTGCGATCGCTGTCGCGTCAGCCTTAAAGTCTTTTTGCAGCTGTGGGTCGATCTTGCGTAGGGCGTTGATCGTTTCTTTAAGACCGACTACTTCGACGCTGTGAGAGACAGGCATGGTTACTTCTTGCGGTGCATCTGCTCAAGCACATAGGTGACGGTGTTCAGGTCTCGCATAGTGAACTCGATCTCCTTTGGCCAGAAGCCTGTTAACGCTAGGACTTCGCAGAGGCTTCGCCGCCAAGTCCCTCGATGAAAGGGGTCTCGTCTGCTACCTCGTTGATAGGTGTGATGGTCATGTCAGGGTTTTCGGCAACCCATTCGCGCCAGTTGGCTGGCACTTTGTCTCCAGCAAGTTTGCAAAGTGTGTAAGCCCAGCAGCACATGTCGCTAAAGCCGATGCCTTTGCCGTCTGCTGATCGACGGTTCTCGGTTCGTTCCCAGTCAACAATGGCAAGCATGTTGGTGGTCATCTCACGCGCTGGCTTACCGTCGCCAAGGTCAATAGATAGTTTGACTTTCATAGTTTCTCCTTTGTCGGGCAAGGCTCCGCTTGTGCGGTCTTGCTACTTGTAATTCTCAGCGGCTGATGCCGCGAGATCATGCGACGGCTTTAGCGAGTACGCCACCGCTAAATGTCAGGTCGATCGTGGACAGTTCGCCGAGCGAAGCGTTGATCGGTGTGTGTGCCGACAAAAACGCGCCAGTCAAAGTGTACGACGGGTTAGTTGCTGATGCTGCGCCAGATGCTGGCTTCAACACAAGCGTTGTGGTCGTGCCGACAAGGCTGTAAATGCTGGCCTCGGTCTCCGAAGCTGCATATGACTGATAAAGAGTGACGGTCACGCTGTTGCTGAACAGACCTGCCGTGAAGCTGCGCGAAGTGTTGGAAAATGTCGTGTTCTCTAATTGCTCCGACACATAGTTGATGACCGCGCTTGTGCACTGATCGGACAAGTCAACCGAGTTGATCGTGATGCTTGGGTTAGAAAGGTAAGTGCTGCTGATAGCCATGTCTATTGCTCCTTGGGTTCTGATTTGACTTTAGATGATTTCTTTGCGGTGTCGGTGGATATCAGGCCGCCGTCGAGCAGTGCGTCAATGTTGACACCGTCCTCTGGGATGAACTGATCGCCCGGGGTTCCGAGGCGTGGGCTGATGATGAAGTATTGGTACATAGTTTCTCCTTATGCGCTTTGGGCTTGTATTCCACAGTCAAGGTCGTAACACGGGAAGAGCTGCCCACCGATTTCTAGGTTGCTGGGACGGCCTGCCATGACGATAATTGGACTGAGTAGGACTTTGCTAACGATGTCGAGGATGCTGCGTAGGACTGGTAGGCCTGCTGGCCCTGAGCCGATGACCTTGATCGGGAAGTCCATTCGGATGATGTTGCCATTGCCAGCGATTGTGGTAAAGGATGGCGCGTCAATGTAGACACAATTTGGAACAAGACGGGTTGGATCATTTACCACTCTGAGGCCAGTGACTGCCGTGAGTGTGGTCGTGAGGTCGTCGATAGCCCCGTTGAGAGCGTCTGTGTAGGCCATTAGGCGCAGGCAGGCCTGTCGATGCCCAGCAACTGTTTAACGATCGGTGTGAGGCTCTGCTGAGGCGCTGTGCCCATTCCGTCAAAGGATGCAAAAGTGTTTTCTAGCGAGCCACGGCTGCGCCAGAGGGCAGCGCAGTACATGAGTGTGCCGAGAGTGGCATCCCCACCCGGACTTGTTGTAAGACTGTCGATGTAGCCAGCCTCTTGACGGCGACGATATGCAAAGTCGTTGCCAGCAGATACGGCCTGAGTAATCAGCGTGTAATCGTCTGACGGGTTAGTGATCTGTACGCCAAGGTAGGTGACGAGCTGTGCGGCAGTGACCCAAGTGCAGGTCTGCGTGTAGGTGACTGTTCCAGTGGCAGCTACTCGGATGACATTGCTTGCGGTCTTAGCAAAGAGCACCTGATTAGCAATTGGTATGTCAATGTCATAAAGCAGATCGCCCTCAGTGTCTATACCGATGTACAGATACTGGGGCAATGCGCGAACAGTGTAAGTGCCGT